TTTCATAATCACTAGGATTTGCCTTAAAATGTTGTTTAATTCTTTCTGCATCTTGTTTGCTAATACCTGCACTAGGAGACGGAATAATTTCTCCTGCTGCATTTAGTGGTATTCTATCGGCTTGTCTATTTCCAAGGTTTATTGAAAAAGTTTCATTTGCATCAGGCTGAGCTAAGATTACTGGTTTATTTTTATCTAAATCAAATTGTTGTCCAGCCATACCAAAAGGAACTGAGCCCAAAATATTATTGAATACATTTAAACCTGCATCTGCAGTAAATCTTACGTCATTGCTTACAGCATCTTTTTGTAGTTTATTAAGCTTTGTAATTGTATCAAATACACTACCACTTAACAAATTTTCTGTGACTACTTTTTCAACTTCAGCTTGATTATTAGATATTTGACCTGCTCTACTCATAGCATCTTTTAAAACTGCTTCTACCTGTGTTACATTGCTTGTAGCTCCTAATCTGTTAGAAAAAGCAGTTTTTTCTTCTTCAGATAAGAAAGGTATAGAAGTTAAAGTTAGTTGACCTGCTTCCTTAGTAGTGTCAAAAATAAATGCTTTTTCCTTATTCTCCATTTGTGTTTCTATATTTTTGTAAGCCGTAGAAGTCTTGTCATATGAAGTATTATTTCTAATAGCTACAATACCTTCATACATATCATCTCCAGATTTTTCTTTTACATTGGTGTTATAGTCAGTAAAAATAGCTTGATTGTTTACATCAGAACTTTCTAATGCACCTGAAAACATCTGAATAGCATTTTGTGCTTCTGTTGTTCTATAATTTACACCACTAGCTTTGAACATTTGTGCTAATTGAGCATCACTTAAATTTAAACCTTTAGTTAGTTCAAACATTTGTTTTATATCATCAGTTTCATCATTAACAAGATTACGATAATTTTTTATTCTGTTTTCTTCATTTCTACTATTTAAACTTCTTACAGCAATATCACTTTGCTGTTGAAGTCTTTTATTCATTTCTACTGTTTCATTTAACTTGTCTATTGCAAAGTTA